ACGCCATCCAGCGTTGCCTTGCATCTTCCGATGTTATGTGGTTGTATGTGGTGCACCTCATCCGAGGTACAGACGAAATGCTACACCACTACAACTACCGTTTGTCAAATGGCTAGCTAAGACCGTGCTGTTGCAGTCGTGCCATAGCCCGGTCACGAGGACTCATGTTTTGTCCTGCGAGGTTGGTTGAGGCTTGCCCATTGACGATGGGTGTCCCCATTTGGCTGCCTGCCTCTGAACGCTTCGCTGCGATCTGTTGGGCCTGAGCGAGAACTTGATCTTCCATTTCGCGTATTGCCAGGGAAAGATCAAGGTCGGATCGACGGGATGCTGCGACGATTGCTGCTGTCGCCAACGGCGTATCGGGTTGAAGTCCATGTTGTGCGAGCGTCTCCTCAATTTGTCGTTCGTATTGTGTTTGTACCTGAGCCTGGGCGAACTGGTTCATTCGTTGCTCGACGAGCTGTTCAACTTGGCTGGGGGTCAGACCTGCTGACTGGCCGTCTTGGATTGCTTGCTGACCAATAGCGGCTTGTGCTTGGGGGCTGATGAAAGTGTCAAAGCGTTCCCCGGCGAGGGTTCGGGCGTTGTCAACCATCCATCGGACAGCGGTGTCGGTGTCTCCTGATGCGAAAGCGTTAGCAAACTCTTGTACAGCACGGGCATCGTCGGGATGCATTTTGGCGAATGTTTGTGCAATCGGCTTGTAGCGTTCGCGTTCTTTCACACGGTCAGCTACTTCTGATCGGTATTTGTCTTCCCAATTGACATCGGTGGAACTGGCTTCTGAACCTTCTAATGGTGCAGAATCCACTACACCTTCGGGGTTAAAGTCGGTCATTGTGGTGGCATCTCCTGTGGTTGTCCTGGCTGTCCTGCTTGTATTTGTGGAACCAATGAGCCAGGTGCTTCATTGGCTTGCGGGAGCATTTCTGATCCCGGCATCTGTTGCTGTGCTGCGAGTTGTGCGGCTGCTTCGTCAGCGGCCAGCTTTTGGTGCGCTTGAACGTGAACGTCAATTGCTTGTCGCACATCGGGTGTTGCAAGCTCGTATGCAGGGGATTTGCGCTCACGGTTGTGTTGGGCGATGTGTTTGGCGTGGTCGTCAAAGTCGGCTGGCATGACAGGGGTTGCCTGCATGAGTAGACCGTTTTCCCATTCGGCTTTCGCAATGTCGGGATCCGCTGATGCCATGAAACCTTTGGGGTCGGGCAGGTCAAGCAGTCGTGACAGGCTCATGCCGTCAATGTTTTGGAATGCTGCGGGGAAGGTTTGTGCCAGCGATGTGATGACCGATTGTGTTGCGATCTTAGATCGTGGTGCGGTCGCGTCTAGCGGGACTTTGACTTGTGGGGTTTCGTCAATGTCGTCTGCTGTCCATTCAAACTGAACGGTCGATCCTTGCTGGGTGGTGATCGTTTGTGATCGCACCATGCCTGATTGCTGGGCGTAGGCACGGTACAACTGCAAGGTCATTTGACCGATACGCGCCCAAACAGCAGATTGGTTTCGTGCCATTGGTGCTAACGGGGTGTCGTCCTTCTCAGCCAATACCGATAGGGCGAGTCCTGAGTTGCGGTCGCCAGGGGCTTGACCACGGGAAACAGCGTGGGTGGAGAAGATGTCGTCCATCTCTGCTTCTAGTTGTGCTGCTTCGTTACTGATCCAGCGGGGGACTTCGGGTGCTGACTGCCAATGCGGTTCGCCCAGTTCAGCGTTGTACTCAAGTACATCGGCTGGGTCGGTCGTAATGGTGTCAGAGTCTTCAATTGATCCTGCGGGAACCATGAGTCGAGCATTAGCTGCTTTACGCATATGTTCAAGGATGGTTGAGCGCGCACGGTTGTAGGCGTACTGGATGTCTCGTGCCGGGGTGAGAAGTGTGTTTCCAACCCATGTACGAGGGATTTTGCGCTGGATACCGATAGCGATGTTGAGGCGCGGGAACGGGAATGGCCAGCCTTGACCGTTACCGTAGGCATATACCTGCTTGTTGTTTACGACGTGAACGACGCAACCAGGGGTGCGGGAAGTTGGGCGTTCGTAGTAGCAGTAAACAAGGGTGAGTTGAGGTGGTTGACCTTGTGGTCGACGTGACAGCAATGTGCGGTGGCGTGAAGACAATGATGCTTCAGCGTCAGGTACTGGTTCCCAATCAAGGTTGTAGCGTTCTTTAACCTGCTCAGGGGGTAGAGCGACACATTTAATCCAGTAGCGAGCGTCATCAACGGACGGTGAACCTGGTTCTAGACAGAATTCGCTGATACCGAGAGGTGTGAGGCGTACACCACCAGCGGGGATCGGGATGGCAGTCACGGGGTCGGTGGCGACGATTTTGCCTAGTTGGGGATCCCATTCAACAGAAATAGCTGCTGATCCACCATAGAGAACTTGTAGAAGGTGTTCTTCACGGATTTCAGCCCAGTCTTGTTCTGTGGCTTCCGATAGGAGAAGTTGTTCTTGTAGACGTTGGCGACGAGCTGATGCGTCGTCTGTTCCTGATGGTTCAATTTCCCATACGAGTGGGGATCGGCTCATACGGGATAGAAGGTTTGTTGTGCGAGGCCCAAACTTGTCAACGGTGATACGCGTGTACCGTTCGTTGTCGTTCGCGTAGTCCAGTTCTTGGACGATGTTGCGGGTCTGATCCCACCAAATCCATTGTTGACCGCTGTTGTAGGATGCGTTCATCCAGTAGTCGCGTCGTTCTTTTAACAGATAACGGTCAGCCTTGTTCCATAGGTCAATGACATCTGTTGGTTTGGGTGGTTCCCAAGGTTTCATGGCCCTACGCCTTCAGTTGGTGATTGCCACGCTGTGCGTGACCGGGGATCGACTTGTTCTTTCTTGACTGGCTTGGAATGTTTTTCGGCTGCGATGACAGCTGAAGGATTCTTTGCCAACAATAGATTAGTCAATCTACGGTTCTCGCGTAACAAGATGACCACTATGCCTGATAGAGCGACCAGGCTTAGGACTGCGATAATCACAGGTCACCAACGAAATCAGTATTAATTTCGGGTTTGGGGGTGTCTTCCCGACGAGGACGACCGCGTCTGCTGGAAAGGGGTGATCCAACTTCGGGCCGTGCGGAGCCTGACTGCGGGTCGTCCTCGTCGAGTTGACTTGTAGGGCCTGCCTGCTCTACAGGTTGCGAGTCTACACCCACAATTGCTCCTGCGATCAAGGCAAGGCGTTCTTCTGCTATTTCGGCTCGGTCACCCATTTCTTTGGCGACTCGTTCCATTGCTGCGAATTCTCCGTAACGGTGCATTTCTATTGCACGGGCTGGTGCAACCATGCGAGCTAGTTCTAGCGCACAGTCGGCACAAATATAAAGACGGGTGTTTGCTGACGGGTTTGCGTCATCGGGATGGTTGTGTCCGTCTAGGTCTAGTTCCATGTCAATGATGGGTTTTGCGACCCCTCGACAGATCCAACAGCAACCTGGCAGATAATTGTAGTTGTCAACGATTCTCATCAGAATGCCCGCTTGCCTTTAATGGTGTTTGAGCCAACTGGCCGACCCGTACGGTCATATTGAGTGTGCTTTGATCTCCACCCAATTCTTCGTCGTGGCTTTAATTTATCGATTGAAATACCTGTTCCCATTACCATCTCCGCTTTTTTGTTTTGTCCAACTTCTCCATGAACCTTTGTACTCTACCCTCTGCATCATATGTGGCGTGTTTATGTTTGCGGGTGATTTCATTATACGGACGGCAGGCTAGCAGATAGCGAAGTGCGTCTACTGCATGGTCTTCGTCGTCGGTGTCTATGTCTTCAATTTTGGTTTTGTCGTGGCGCATTGCGGGCAGGGTACGGAGTAGATGCTCGCAGGTAGAGAAAATTTTTAATTTTGGCTCATCGTTGATAACGCCTGGTTGCAGGTAGCGGTGGACGTTTTGCCATCCTGAGATACGGGCGTTTTTGGCTCGGCTGGTGGAGACTCCTAGTGAGTTGTATACGCCTGCGACGGTTTGTCCTAAGCCTTGAACGTTGCTGTATGTGGATGGGTCGATGACGGTGGCGGTGATGCGTTCGTTTTTGCCGTCGCTGGTTTTGGACATTTCTTTGATTTGCATGGCTTGTTGTGCTGCGGTGAGGTTTTTTTGGTATGCCTCGCGGTAGACGTAGCAGGTTCCGTCGGCTGGATCCCAGGCTCCCCATAGGCAGCAGTAAGGGTTTGCTGTACCGAAGTCGATTCCTCGGTAGCGTGGCCATTCTGCTGGTATTTCAAATGGGGTGACGACGTGTACGTCTCTGTTGAATTCGGAGAAGTATTGCCCGGTGAAGGTGTCCCAGTCGCCTAACAGTTTTTGTTTGCGTTCTGTTTCGGGGAGCATGGATAGGTGCTTGCGGTATGTGGGGTCAATGTGGGGGTTGTCGTCCACGGTTGACGGTACGAACGCGACGATGAGGTGGTCGGTGGGGTCGTGGGGTATTTCTAGTTTGTCTATCTCTGCTGGGTCGTCGGGGAGTTCGACTCTGCGTACTACGTCGGGATTCTCAAATCCGTCGCGTACATCGTAGACAACAGCGTATTTGCCGTGCTGGGTGGGTTGTACCAGCATTTTGTATAGGAATGTGTGTCCACGGTCGCCAGGGTTGGTTGCGAACATAACGTGGGTTCTTACGCCTAGCGCAGTCATTTTTCGGCTGGTTCGGAGTCGGCCTGACATCATGAGCATTTGGTAGGGGGTGAACTGGGTTGCTTCGTCGAAACCGATGAAGTCGTACTCAGCAGACATATATTGACCAACATCTTCGTCGCGGGCGCAGAATCCGTATTCGATGACTGATCCGTTGCCGTACCACCAGGCTTTAACGTTGTCAATGGATCGTAGTGCTGCGTCCACGTTTAGTTGGGCGTATCGGACTTGGGATCGGATGATGAGTGATCGGCGTAGTTCGGGGAGTGCGGTTCGCACTAGGAGTGTGCGGTGACCGGGGTATTTGGCTGATAGTTCGTGGGCGTGGTAGGCAAGCAGTTCGGATTTGCCACCACCAGCTGCGCCACCATAGAGAAGCCAGTCAACCTTCTTGACGAGGGCGTGTGCTTTCTCTTGGCGTTTGTTGCCTGTGAGTTTCCATGCTTGTAGGTCGATCTCAAGCAATCGAAGGTATTCGTCTTGTTCTGCACCTGTGAGTTGACCGAATTCGTCGTCGGACAAAAAGTTCATAGTTCGCTCATGGTGCGACCCGCAAACCGCTTGTTAGCGACTGGCAAGTTGTTGGCCACGATTCCGATCTTGTTGCTTGGTGCAACGACGGCAAGTAGGTCATTGTCTGACTGGTCAAAGTATCCTGCTGCTTCTAAGGCTTCTTTAGTGGGGAAGACATCGGCGTGTCGATCTACTTCCCGGTCAATCATGTGGTCTTGTTTGCCACCATAGGAGAACGCAATACGAAAATTAGGTAATCTTGAAATAGTAGATTCTTTTTTAATCATTTCAACTTCTTTTGTATACGCATAGAAAAGAATGTCTTTGTGACAATTTGAAATACACATCCATGCACTTAAGTATTCGTGGTTAAAGAAATCGCCTGCATCGTGGATTCGGACAGCTCGTCCACCATTCGTGACCCATTCATGTAGCCATTTGTCATTTTCGTTGTGTGGAAGGTTGTGTGGTTTTCCTGTGGGTCGAAATCTTTTATGATCTAGTTCGGCAGCCATTTCGCACCACCAACTGTCATTACCTAACACATACTCAAGGTTCTGTAGGTGGCGACGGCGCACGTTAGAGAACAGGTATGTTCCCATTTTGGCGTAGCAAACACGGCCACAAGCACCAGCGTTCGGGCAAGTGTTGAACCAGGAGCCGTCCGAAAGCTTGAGAGTGTGCGCTGGCAAAGTCCAGTTCCACACACCGACTTTGCGTAACTCGCTGTTCTGTGTCAATAAACGGTCAGGTTTAGTTGTCATACGCATTTCTCCTTGAATGATAAATAAACGCGCCAGCAACTAATGCGACAGCAGTTTTAGCGATGACTTGACCTTGCCAGTATTGTGTCGATCCGAACGCAATTTGAAGAAATATCAAACTGTCAATGATTCCACCGATAAACCCTGATGCGACAACAGCGAGAACTAAACGCTTTTTTTGTAGTGGTGTATAAACAATGAGGTCTGCTAGTTCTCCTAAAGCAAAAGCTACAACTGAGGCAGTTGCTAATGCGGGATTGGCAACAATGAAAGATAGAAGTGTTCCGATCCCAATAGCGAAGAAGGCTGTTTTGGTTCCTGCTGTGCGCTGAATGAGATCACGAGCAAATAATGCGATACCGATCATCAATGTTCCTGATGGTGCGTCATATCCAAATCCGACCGGGATGGTGTGCGGGCCGCCAGGGAATGATTGTGTGCCGATATGGTCAATCATCCAGTTTGCTAACGGGATACTTGCCGCGTATGAGATGAACGCTGCAACAGTTTTCTTATTCATGGTTCTCCTAGTTGTATGCAAATTCAAGTTGTACTGGTGACGACCCGATCTTTGCTGTCGTTTTATCAGCCCACATAGTAGCCCATTTGCGACAATGGTGGCATCGGGGAGAAACATGGGGTATGCCGCACAAATTGCGGTCTTCTCGACGAGCTGTGAAAGACCAGGCCATGCTGTCCGATGATGCTAGAAAGTCTCCTATTGCTGGGAGTCCATCCGATTTAACACCAAAGCCGTGCATTTTAAGTCCGTCGTCAAATAGTTCTCTGACAATACGTTGAACTGGGCGTAGTGATGCTCGACGGCAAAATGTCCCCATACCTACTAATGGTTCAGTAGATAGATCAATGCCATGTTCGGCGTATAGGTCACGGTGACGGAAGTAGTCGTCAGGTTCCCATCCTTGTAGCACCGGGATGATAGGTAGATCGGGTGCTAGGTCGCGGAGACGTTGAAAGTTTTGGACTGTCAATAGCTGATGCTTAGGGACAGTAAAACCAGTTTTTTTCAAAACTTGAGGTTCGCACATCCAGTCTTGGGGGGCGGCCCAGTTCAAATAGCCTATTTCGCTGATGTAGCGTCGAATCTGATGAATGTACTGTGCGGGTGTTGTTACCCATGTGCCGTACATATTTAGTTCGGTGAATCCGCCTGAATCAAGAGCCCAGGGTTTATCTGCTGGTTTGAAGTTCTTATATCTACTGAGCGCACGATTAGATATAAATAATGGATATTTGATTGGTTCTTTCCATAACCACGAAGGGTGGTCTGTCCCCACATAAAAGATCATCCGCTTTGGCCGTCCCCTATTGCTCGCAAGCCTGCTTCGACACGGGCTTTCGCTTCTGATCTTAACTCTTCTAAGCGCGACAAACGGTCTTCGGGGTTCCCGGTGCGGTTCTCGTTGATCGTTGTTGCCTGGCCTGACTCCAACCTGAGGATGTCATACCAAATTTTTGCTACCTTAGTAGCTTCTTCGGCAGACTTGATCTCCCATTCGTTACTAACTAGGCGTAAACCGAGGTCAACAATGATGGATTGAGCCAATTTGGGGAGTATTTCCCGCGATGCGACCCCTGAAGCGAGCAGATCTTGCCCCAAAACCTTCAATTGTTCCGCAGATTTACGTCGTTCTTCTTTTTGTGC